AGCGGCGGCGGCGTATTCGGCGTCGCCGGGGTGGCGAGTGGTGTCGATCGTGGTCATGGGGTAGGCTCCTTGGGTTGGGGGGCGGGTAATGTACGTCTGTCCAGTTCCAGGTCAAGCGGTGGCGTTGGGGATTTTTTGACTCGCTCTGCTAGCGGTATCGGTAGATTCGGTCAACGGTCGAGGAATGCGGACACGATCCGCAGCACGACGACGACTAGCTCGAGGATTTGCGTGGCGCTCATGGCGTGGGCCTCCTTGCCCGTGGTGATGAGCCCGGCGGCGAAGGTGCCGCCGGGCGGGGTGATGGTCAGAGGGCGGCGATGAAAGCCGGGCTGACGCCGCTGACGTTCATCGTGAACACGCCGTGAAGCATTGCCGAGTAGCCGCCGACACCAGAGCCGTCGGTGCCCCACATGCTCCCGCCGCGAGCCTTGACGAGCGACAGGATGCCGTAGTACTCGCCATCCAGCTGCACGAACTCCTCGCGGCTGTTGGGTGTGAAGTTCTTGGTGATCGTGACCACGTTGTCGCGAGTGCTGATCGTCCAGCCAGAGTTGCGAGCGGCGGCGGCGAAGTTGGCGGCGGCGGTCTTGGTCGAGGTCTTCATCGTTTCGTCCCTTTCGTTCGTGGTGTCTCGCGGCCCCGTGCCGCGTCATGCCCGTAGTGTACCGATATCGGTAGGTTGTTCAAGGGGTCTGAAAAGATTTTCTTGGACCCGTGTTTTCGCGGGGAAAACCTAGGAATCCGGGGAGAATCCGCCGGGCGGGGGGCCGGGCTGAGTGCCGGCGTCGCGGGCCTTTTGGCGAGCGGCAGCAAGCCGCTTCACCTGATCCAGGTCGAGCACGAGGGATCGCTCGTTGATTTTGGCCGACCAGAGCGTCGGCGCGCCACCGCCCTCTGGCTCGCGGCACATCTGCCGCACGCGGCCCATCGTGCAGCCGAGCACCCGTGCCGCCTCACGACAGGAGCACAACGTCCGCCCCGGTTCCTTCAACGCCATCGCCATGCCCCCATACTACCGATATGGGAAATGGCGTCAAACCGAGCCGCTTGCCTGTCAAGCCCAACTCGCCGTAGGGTTGTTTCCAGTCCTACGGGCCTAAGTATCAGCGGAGGGCATGGGGGACAAAGGTTTAGGTGGAAGCCTGTATACTAGTCCCTACCAGTTGCGAGGTGAGCGATGACTCTTCGTGATCTCCTGTCGGTGTATGCCGCCCGCCATGCCTTGAAGGCACGGACCATCGGGCTGTTCTCCACGACCATCGACCGCTTCGAAACGTTCCTCCAGCGGCCGGCGACGATTGACGATTTTGACGACCTGACGCTCGCGAGGTTCAGCCAGTGGCGGGCCACCGACCGGCACTGGCGTGACAAGCTGCCGCGGCCGGCCACCGTCAAAAAAGACTTGGCGCACCTGTCGGCGTTGTGGACACACGCCGCGAAGAAGCGGATGAACCGCAGCGATGGCGTGCTGATCGAGCACCCCGACCTGCCGCGTGGGCTGGTCAAGGTGTCGCTGCGACCACCCAAGGGCTACCGGCTCGAGGAGATCGACGCCCTCGTCAAAGCGGCCAGAGGCAGGAAGGGCAACGTCGGCCCGGTCCCGGCGTGGTGGCTGTGGGAGACTCTACTCCAGGCGGCGTGGCAGACAGCCGAGCGGATTGGCGGGTTGCTCGCCCTCCGGTGGCGCGATGTGGATCTCGACGCCCGCCGTGTGACGTTCGATGGCTCCACGCGAAAAGGCGGCACGAAAACCATCTCGCGGTCGATCACGCCCGAGCTCGCCGCGATGTTGGCTCAGCACCGCAGGCAGGATGACGACTTGGTGTGGCCGTGGGACGAGCACCGCGCGAAAGGCTCGCTGTGGCAATCGCTTCGCGTCCTCGGGCGATGTGCGGGCGTGTCCGCCCACGGGTTTCATGCCATCCGCAAGGCGAGCGGCAGTTTCGTCGCGGCGGCTGGCGGAGACGCGACCGAGTTCCTGTCGCACAGTGACCCGAGCACTACGCGGCAGCACTACCTCGACGCCGCGATCGTGGGCGGCGATGACCCGCTCGACCTGCTCCCGGCACTGCCCAGCGAGCGGAGGAAGCAGAAGCCGAAGCCGACCGCCACCACGGCCCCCACCAGCCCCGCAGAAGCCGGCCGCCGCGTCGGTGCGTCGCTCGCCACCCGTGGGCTTGGATGCCCGCCACGGGCCCAGCACGAGGCCCTGGCGGCGGCTGCCGGCATCGGCGAGGAGGACGTGCCTGCGTTCTCGGCGGCGATCATCGAGGGCTGGATGGCAGGGCAGGTGCCCTGACGCTGCTGGTCAAGGCGTGCCCGCCGGCCTGCCCATCGTCGGATGCCGCTGCCACGCCGCGACGCTGGCCCGATCGACGAGCCACGCCCGGCCCACGCGTGTCGCCGCGATCACACCGTCGGCGATGAGGCGACGCATGTGGCGGTCGGTGACGCCAGCGAGCCGGGCGGCGTCGGTGACGGAGAGGATGGCGGCGTGGGTGGAGGGGCGTTTCTTCATGGGAGCGACTCCCACTCTAGTTCTGGCAGCGTCACCCCGTACTGCTCCTCGAGCAGGTTCGCGATTCGCAGGGCGGTGCCGCGACCGCAGTTTGGAACCTCCAAGAGCCTGCACATCGACAGCGTTGCTAAGCCGCCCGAGTCTGTGACTCCGCACTTTTCTAGCGTTTTCCTGGCTCGAAGAGTCAGGCTTCCAACGAACTCATCGAAAGGCACAGACATCGCAAGGTGCTGCATCGTCGTTCTCTCTTCTTGAACCGCCGCCGTACTCACGCTAGCGACAAGCCTTTCGATACGCTCAAGTTCTGCTGCCACCTGCTTGCGAACGGCGGCAAGAGCCGCCTCGACGCCATGCAGTTTGGCCCGCAGCCGCGAGACTCTTTCGGCCCTCTGTTTCTCGGATCGCGTTGCCATCGTTCGTCCCTCCAGTGCGTGACCCGGCGGCGGGATTGCCGCCGGGGGTTGGTGTCGGTCAGCCGTCCACGCCGCCGTTGATGTTGCGGCCTGTGTGGTCGATCACGTACCAATCGTGGTCCGCGTACCGCTCTTCAGCGTAGGCGTTGGCCGCGTCGTGGTCCGCCGCGTGAAACGTCTCGACGATGTCCCAGTTGCCGCTCTCGCGGACGAACGCGATGCGGTACTCGGGCTCTCCAGCATCGGCGCGCCCTCCGCAGCATGGGCAGCGTGCGTCGCCAGCTGGCCCGCGAGTAGCATCAGCTGCGTCGATCGCAGGCGTGCGGCACTCCACGCAGCCGCGGCAGTATGCGGAGCCGTCGATCCAGTAGGCGTCGGTCGTGTTCGTCGTCGTCATCGCTCGGTCCCTTTCTCTCTCGTGGTGAGCCCGGCGGCGAAGTTGCCGCCGGGCGTTGGTGTCGGTCAGGCGGCGACCACAAGGCCGCGCGCCGCAAGGCGGTGGAACCACTGGGTCTCGACCTCGCGCACCCGACCGCCGATGCCGGTCAGCACGACCACCCGCGGATTGCACTCGCCGGCCCGAATACGTGTCGCGGTCGCAGCGTCCGCCAGTACGACGTACTGCGTGCCGCTCGGGCGACGGCGGAACCCGACGATCTCCAGCAGCTCGGGACCAGCGGTCGTCGTCGTGATCTGAACCCGGTCACCCTTGCTCCAGTTGGTCTTAGTCGCCGTCATCGTTGTCCCTTTCTTGTTGGTGTCTCGTCCCGTCACGCCCAAACTATAGCCGGTATCGGACAAGTGGACAAGCCCCCTGCAAAGATTTTTTTCGAGGGCGGTTTTGCCCACGAAAACAGGGGATTCCGGGGCAGGGGGCAGCGCGAGTGGGAGAGGGACACCCGCGCCGCCGCGCCCCGCCCGGATTACTGCAGCTCGCGGAGTCTCGCGATCACGGTGAGCAGCCGCAGCCGGTCATCGAGCAGCCGCTCAACATCTTCAGCGAGCGACGCCGCCTGTCGCGAGCGAGCCTCGCGGGCCCGCATCATGCGGTCCATGATCCTCGCCACGTCGTCCTCGGTGAGCTCGACTCGGTCAGTCACGCCGCGACTCCCGGTGCAGCACGAGGCACAGCAGGGCATAGCTGGCGAGGTCGAGCAGCGTGTCGTCAACGCCCTCATGTAGCAGCGTGCCCGTGCGGTTGTATGTGGCGAGCCTCGTGACCTTGTCACTGAGTCGCACCATCGCGGCACGCCACGGCTCGACGCCGACAAACTCGGCACCGTTGCGGATGTTCGCCAGCGGATCGTGAGCCGAGCCGTAGTCGGCACTCTTCGCCCGGTGCATCGCCTTGAGCGAATCGCACGCGTCGTAGAACGCCTGGCTCGACGGGTGGACGCTGGCCCGTGCCGCCCTCGCCTCGCGTGCGGGCCGTGCGTCCTCCACAAGCCGCTTGAACCCGGCAACCGCCTCCTCTCGTCGCGAGTAGTCGGGCGGCGTCCACTCTGAGTACGTTGACGATTCCTCGTGGCAACGAGGCTTCGCACCCTCGCAGCATCCGCCACTGAGCGCCGCCGTCGCCGCTTCGAGCGCCGGCTTGCACCCGTGCAGGCTCGCCACCATCGGGCTCATCTCGACCGTCGTCTTGCCGGAGAGCCGCGTCTCTACTGCAGATCGTAGCGCGGCGTTGGATTCCTCGAGCGTCGCTGTAGTCGTCACTGATGCTTGCTCCTCAAGTCTCGATCACAAAACACCGGATACGCCCGCGTCACCTCGCGCCGATGGTGATCGACGACGAACGCCGCCTGACAAGGTGGCTCGTAGCTGGCTTTGATTCGCACACTGTAGGCGGACGGTCCAATCACGCTCCCGTTGGTCACGTAGCGGCCAGATCGCGACCACGAGAACTGGTGCCAGTGCCCGAGGCACGTGAGGTCCGCACGACGCGTCGAGTCCCACGCGGCGATCGCCTTGTTGAGCGGCACGTGGATGCCGCCGATGCCGCCCTGGAATCGCACGGCGTGCCCGTGCATGAAGCGGATCGCGAACCCGTCGAGATCGACGTAGTTCAGGTGCCCCTCGCCAATTTGCCACGCGACGTTTTTCCGTTGCTCAGCCGCCGCCATCGTCACGTAGAGATGATGCTCGTAGGACGTGTCGGCCTCGTTCGTGCGGAGTTTCTCGGTCGTCCGCCCGTGGTTGCCGCACGACGTGACGACGAGCACCTCTTTCGCGTTGTCCGCGACGGCGTCGAGGAATCCGCGCAGCCGCTCGCCGATCCACCGCAGTGCCGCCAGCGGATGCAGGCTGTTCTCCTCGGCGAGCTCCGGGTGGATCATGCCACTGATGAGATCGCCGCCGAGCCAGACGCACACGCGGTCGATGCGGCACAGTTGCCGCTCGTGGTCGAGCAGCGTGAAGAACCGCTCAGATAACTCGTTGATGCGAGCATCGCATACGTCGAGGTCGAAGGCGTTGAGCCCGTTGACGGTCTCGGGCCGCACCGTCTCCTCGCAGTGAATGTCGGAGAGCAGCACGACCATCGTCGCCGGGTGCCTCTTGCCCTTGCTCGCCTTGATCGCCGGCCGCTTACCCTCGATGCCCTTGAGCCCGGCGAGGGCGTCGGCACGTTCACGCTCGCGGTCGATCTGGCCGAGTGCCGCCGTGTATCGACCGCGGAGCGTCGCCACCTCGGCACGCAGCCGCGCGAGCTCGGCATCGGTCGCCAGTTGCTCGGCAGTCGCCGCAGCGGCAACGACCGCGTCGGTCAGAGTGTTTTTCCGCTGAGCCACTCTCGCACCTGTCGTGGGCTGGACATCGAGTAACCACGAGACGTGTACGCATCGACCATCGCACGGGCGAGCACGACCCCAGACACCGACAGAGCCCCGCTCGCGAACTGTTTGCGAATCTCAAGTGTTTCGGCCTGCACATCAGGCGGCAGGCGGTCGAACCACGACAGGCTGGGCTTGCGCACTACGATGCGGCCCAACACGTCATCTGTGAGCGATGGCCTTGAGGACTTACCCACGTGGCACCTCCCTGTACCTCAGCACCTGCCAGAGCACACGACGCTGGACGCGGGCGAGCTCCGTCACGGCCTGCTCGCTGATCGACGAGCCGAGCACGGCATGGGCGAGCTCGTGGAGCACCGTCTCGAGTCGCTGCCCGTCAGCTAGGCGGTCGTCGATGAGCATCCGCGGCTGGGCCTCGTCGTAGATCGTCCAGCCGTCGGCACCGCCCTGGAGGCGGGTGAACCGCAACAGCCAGCGCTTGCCGTCAATCGTGACGTGGTGGTCGGTCGGCGGCATGGCGTCCCTCTCGCCGACATGGTGGATAACGTGTCAACTCGCGGCGGCACGCCGGGCGTTGGCGATAGCACGTCGCACGAGCAGACGGCCGGCGGCGTCGAGGAACGGGAGGCCACGAGCCTCGGCCTCCGCTCGCATCACGGCAACCACCTCGTCGATGCGTTCGGGCCGCTCGCACTCGTCCGGTCCCCAGGCGTCCATCTCGGCGGCTTTTGCGCGGCACTGGCAGGTTGGCGTCGGCTCGATGCCGAATCGCTTGAGGAGGCGGGAGAGCTCTGTGCCAGGGCCGGAGGTCGGCTGCGTAGGCGATGCAGCCGGCTGCGATGTCGCGAAGCCCGGCTTCGGATGCCGCGGGTATGCCGGGTGGTCAACGTCAATCGTCCACTCATCGCCGTCCTGCGCGACGACGCACGGCATCACCTCGTCGAGCGTGTAGCCACGCTCGCGACAGCGGGCCTCCAAGTGCAAGCGGTTGCAGGGGGTCATGGGAGAGGGTTGCCAGAGACGCTTGCCGTAAGCGTCACGCCGTTAGTGACCCGCGAGCCGGTCGCCAGAAAAGGACTACAAGACGTGATTGTTAGGTTTATCTGAAGTGTATCAAAGGACCCTCCGAAGTTAGACCCTATTTGATCGTATGCCGTTGGACACCCAGTCTGCTGCGACGGGTTCCTTCCGCAAGAAAATCTTATGAAGAGTCCCGCAACGACTCCGCACCCTACGAACATCTGGGGGTTGACTCTAGCGCCTAAGCCATCGATGCACTGCCCGAAAGACTTATACAGAATACCTCCTACGCTTGTATCGACGCCGCTCGTCCACAGGTCTGTTCGTATTGATTCGTCGCAGAATGCCCCAGTCTGGGAATTCCAACAGCCGCTCGGTGCTGCTTTTTGGAAAAAATTAGGGCGGCTCAAAAGAAGAGTTGAGCTGCCAAACACGCAGCCCATGTCTGATATGTATCCGCCCGCACTTGATATAGTAGCTGTAAGCGACGACGGTATTGCGGTGCATGCCCCACAGGTGAACGTCGGCGCACAGCACTCGCAGCCTTGCTGCAGAGCCCCGTCCTTGACCAATAACGTCCCAGCCTTCGTCACTAACGTCATATCAGCACGCCGTAGTTCCGATGGTCGTGATCGTAAGCGTGGCAGACGCCTGTACAGAGATGCTCGACCGAGTGAACTGGAGGCCTGCCGTGGTCAGGCTGACTCCTGTTATGACGCTGACGGTCTGAAGCGGCACATCAATGAGGAACCAAGCCGTGCCGTCCTTCGCGATGGCACAGTCAGTCGCACCGGCCGGCGCGGGCACCGGGAAAAACAGATTCGTCACGACCGCCGTATTCGGCGTGTTCGTCTGATACTTGAACGTGACCGTCTTCGTGGCGTTGATCGCCCACGCGCCGGTGAACGTGGCGATGCGAAACGTCTTCCGCTGCTGCTGCGGCACGATCTGGTCAAACGTCAGCGGCCTCTCGCTGCGGTCGCCGATCTCGACCTTCCGCACCGCGTTGGCAATACGCGTCGCTGACGCAATGTCAAACAGGACTGGATTAGCCATGCGTCACGCCGGAGGCGACCCGAAGTAAGAATTGAAATCCACCTCGGGATGCACGCGACGCGTGAGGATCGCCGGAGCACCGAGCGTCAGTCCGCCGTTTCCGTCAAGCCCGACAGGACCGGGCGACGCGACCCATTCCGCGTTTTCAAAATCGAAGACCATCGCGCGACGCTTCTGGCTATTCAAGATGAAGTTGAACCCCACGTCTGGTATTTGCAGCGGCCAGCCTGTCTGACGAAACAGCAACTCGACAGACGTGTCCCAAAATCGGTACAGCGCGTTGCCCCAGTTTTCGAACTTAAGTTCTGCGCTGATGCCCTGGCACTTCCAGCAGTGTTTGGCTCCACCAATCCACGCCGTCGAGTTGATGCAGTTCGTCAGCGCGATCGCCAGAGCACTCGGGAAGGTCGCGACGTTCTGCTGGATCGTGACTTTGCACTGTGCCTCATCGCCGGTCAGCCCCTCGAAGAAATCAAAAGCGCTGTTTGTCAGCGGCAGCAGCGTCGCGTTGCCATCGCCTGCGAAGTAGCGAAACGCCGGGATCGTGCTGCCCTGCGTCGTGAACGTCCACTTCGGCGCACGTAGCGTCGGCTGGTTGAGATTGTCCGGGTCTGTCGTGCCGTATCGCGCGATGAACTCGCCGTGATACTGCGAGTCCTCGTAGCCCTCGCGGTACTCGACCTCGATGCAGTAGTTGTTCGTGTACTCGGGGTGAATGTGGCCGAGGTCGATGTTGAGCTCGGCGACAAGGTCGTTGCCGGTCGGCTGCGTCCCGTCGTGCGTGATTACGAAGCGTCGAGTGAGGTCGCGCGACTCGCCGAAGCGAAACTTGTTCTCGCGAAACAACTCACGCGATGAGACGATAGCCATTAGCCGACTCCTGCGCCGATCTGGACGATCGGCAGACCGAACGAGCGAATGAGCTCAAGTACGCCGTTGCGAATCTCCAGCAGGCGGCGAGTCTGTAGCCGGGCCTCGATGAGCGCGGGGTCTTGACGGCTGGCCGCAAGCTGGAGGAACTGGGCCGCGCCCTCGCTCGTGCGGAGGTCGGCACCGCCGATGACGCCAGCGCCAAGCGTGTTGAGCTCGCGGACACGCGCGACCTGCCGCTGCTGCTCGGCTTCGATGACCTTCTGCTGCTCAGCAATGAAAGCGGCCTGCTGCTGCCGGGCCTGCTCCTGCTGCTGCGATAGCTGCTGGAGGTACTGGTCACGCTGCTGGGCGATCTGCTGCTCCAGTTGCTGCCGGCCAGACGCGATGTCTCGCTCGCGGGCACCAACCTGATCGAGCAGCCCGAGCCGCTGGATGCCCGCGTTGACAGCCTCTTGGTTGCCGGCGGCCCGTGCGGCCTGCACTTCGCCCTGCACGCGGATGATCTCTCGCTCGATCTCCGCGACACGCTGAGCCGCGGCCAGCCGCTGCTGGTCGCCACCGAACCGGGCGAGCAGACCCTGCTGATCGACGAAGTCGTTGACGCGCTTCCGCTCGTCGGCGACGGCCTTGACCTGCTCGATCTCCTGCTCGAACAGCTGCTGCCGGCGGGCAACCTCGGCCTCGAACGCCTCGCGGTTGAGGATGCCGTCCCGAGCCTGCTCCTGGGCGGCGGCGATGCCTTCCTGTAGGCGAGCCGCTGCGGCATTTCCCGCCTCGCCAAACTGGGCAGCCTGCTCGGCGAGGCGGGCGAAGTTCGCGCCGGTCGCGGCGAATGCCTTGTCGAAGCCCTGCTCAAAGCCTTGGGATGCTGCCTGGAGATCGTCGGCTAGACGGGACTGTAGTTGCTCAAGTTCGTCGATGCGTCGTCGTGCGGCCTCTGCCGACGCAACATTCAACTCGCCCTCGGCACGCGCCAACTCTTCCTGCACGCGCGAAATCTCGCGATCGACCGCGGCAATGTCGTCCGTGATGCGCGAGGCGGCGTCGTTGACCTGGAGCAGCGACTCAATCCGCTTGCGGTCGTTGTCGATCTGCTGCTGTTGTGCAGCCACAGCAGCCTCGATCGACTTCACCTGCAGGTCGTATTCCTCGCGAGCCTTCTTCGCCTCTGCGGCGAGCGTCGTCTCGTTGAAGACGCCTTGCTCGAACTGCTTCTGGAGTCGCTCGATGGCGCTCTGGTATTGGAGAGCGGCATCAAATCCAGCTTGCCCTAGCCGGGCAGAGTCGCCGACGACATCGTTGATCTGGGACCGAAGTCCTTCGAGCGTACGTGCAGCGTTCTCGTTGATCTGAATGTCCAGTTGAGCGTCTTGACTGATGCGGTCGAGCTCGCCCTGGAAGGCAACACGAGCCTTCTCTGCCTCAATGCGGAACTGCTCCTCATTGAAGAACCCGCGGGCGAGTTTGTCCTTGAGGTCGTCAATGCCCTGCTGATACCGCAGCGCGGCATCGAAGCCGGCCTGACCAAATTGAGCCGACTTGTTGATGGCATCGCTGACGCTCTTCGTGATGCCGTCGATGACCTTGCCGAGATCCTTGTTCTCGGCGATGAGCTCCGCAATGGCGTCGCCCGTGTCAACCTCAAACGTGGCGACGACCGGCTCTTGAATCGTCCTAGAGATTCCAAGCCAGTCCTCCGCGAATGCGAGAACTCGCTCAATGAGTCCTCCGACAGTGCCTGCGACACCTTGCACGAGTTCCCATGCGGAGTTGAATGCCTGTCCTATCCTGTCCGCAACAGCAACAACCACGTCTCCGATGCCGGTGAACTCAAGAAACGCAGACACATTTTCGCCGATCAGGACGACGAAAACTTCAGTGAAGACCTTGAAGAATTCACGCACCTTCTCAAAGGCTGCAACTACGATTCTGGATGCCCTATCGGCGGATTCCGAAAAGAACCGGAACGCAGGCAGCAGCTGATCTGCGACAAGCGCTCCGACAGACGCAAGAGCGCCTTGGACCAAATTCACTGGCGCGACAAATGCTGCATAAGAGTCGCCGGCGGCATTCACCAGATCAGTAAGTGCGCCCATCGCGCTGCGTAGCGGCGTCAACGCTATGTCGATTGCTAGATTGATGCCATCAAGAAGCACACTGAACGCATCCGATACCACAGAAAGCGACGCTGCAGTAGTCTTGAGCGGCAATCCAACCAGCGCACCCGTAAAGCTCAGTAGCGATCCCACGACACTGCCGATTGAGGAAACCAATCGCCCAAAGAATTCAACAATGCTGCCTACGGCAGTAAACACTGGCTCGAACGCCGCCGCGAATGGACGAATCACGTCAGCGATGCCAGAGACTACCGGCGATATGCCGTCGATGAGAGATGCGTATCCGTCCTGCAGCCGTGCGAATGCGCCAAGGAATGGCGTGACAAACGTATCTGAGAGCGATTGAGCGGCACCGCTCAGTCCTGACTGCGCCTCTTCAACTCGCGTGATAGCACTAGCAAGCGATTCCACGTTTGCCGTGATGCGTGGGCCAAACTGCTCATTGAGTTGATCCGCTGTAACTGTTCCTTCGCGCAACTGTTCTGCGAGATCAAACGCGCGATCTCTGGCTGACGAAAACGCCTTCACGCCCGTGTAGACGGCCGCAGCAAGTTGCCCGAAGCCCGGGATCGAAAAGCCGAGCAGACGAACAAATGTTGCAGAGAGCGCTGCGCCTGCTGCGTTACTCGCAGCCAGTGGAACCCCAACCCTTGCTAGAGCCGCAGGAAGCGCGGTACCAAGAGTAGCTATCGTTGGAGCGAGCGCTTTGTCGAGCCCGAGCAATCCGCCGACCTTGAACCCGGCAAAGACGAGGCTTGCTTTTGTAGCCGCGTCCGCAACGCCGCTGATATCGACGCCAAGCTGCGAAGCAGCAACCTCTGCGACCTTCAATATCGTCAAGAACTTTCCGAGGTTTAGGACTATCCCAAGCAGCCCTTGCGGAACGCTGTAGTTCTGGGTCGCGAACTGAAATGCCTTGAATGCAGCGGTCGCCTTCGCGACATCAAAGCCAAACTGAACGACAGCGGATCCGGCTTCAGAGATGGCACGCACAGCGTTTCCGACGCCCTCGGCAGCGCCAGATACAGACCGAAACGTATCACCTACTCTGCCGAAGATGTTGGCAATCTTCCCGGCACGCTCCTCGACCCTTGAGAGATTTGCATCCAACCCGCCGTACTCGCGGCGAACCTCTGCGACGGCGCGACCGTATGTTTCGGTGGTGATTCTCCCTGCCTGTAATTGCTCGTCGAGCTCGGCCACTCTTCTCGCAAACTTCTCGGCTGGAGTGACTACGGACTCTGTGATCTCAGCCGCACGCGCAAACGCGTCTGCCTGGGCTTCTACGGCAGCTCCTAAGTTGCTGAACTCTTGCGAAAACTGCGCCGCTGATATCTGATTGCTCTGCAGCTGCTTCGACAGGTCTGAGAACGACTGCACAGCATCTCGCTGGGCAACCGCAGCCGCCTCGCTTGAAGATGCGAAGGCGTCGAATGCGGCAGTTGCTTTCTTTGCCTCTCGCTCGATTGCCTGAATGGCACGCTCGGCCGGCGTCAGCTTGAGCTGCGACGCATCCGCAGAAATCTTCAGCGCGAGTCCGAGCACGTTCGCCATCAGTCCACAATCCCCAGTTCTGCCCGGAGCTTCATGATTGCCGCCCGGTCCTGCTCCTCATGCTGCGGCGGCGTCAGCGTCGGCACGTAGTCGGATGCTGTCGGCGGCGGGCCCTTTTTCGGGTCGGTGTGCGGTGCCGTTGCGATCGCAGCCAGTAGCCCCGTCTGCAGCCACGGGTCGGGCAGCGCCACGAAGTACCTCGTATACGCCATCCACTCCGAGAGCTCGCGAGAGTCCATCCGCTCGCAGAGCTCACGTACCGTCATGTGCAGATGCCCCGCCAGCGCGAACAGATACCGCCGCGATGGCGAGGCATTCAGTTTTTTGCCAACTGCTCGACATCCGCCTCCGTCATGTTGTTGTGCTTGAGGGCCAAGTCGAACAGCCGCGAAACGACCGCGCCGCTCTTGCCAGCGAGCAGGTCGACCTTGTCGCGTGTGAACAGGAGCTTGCCGCTCTCGTCGCACAGACACCGCGACAGATACTCGGCCCGGAAGTTCTCGATGCCAGTCTCCCTCTTGCCGATCCACTTCCGCTCGTAGCTGTCGCGCTCGCCGACGCTCATCACGCGAATGAACACTTCGCCGCCCCACTCGGGGACCGCAATCGGGCCGTGCAGCCCCATGTCATTCGCCGCGAGAATCTGCTCGAGAGTCAGTGTCGCCATGTCTTACTACCTCACGATGGATACGCGGTCGCACTACCGACCGTGTCCATCACTTTGAAAGAGTGGTCAAATCGCCAGACGTTATTCACCTCGCCTCGGATCTCGGCACCGAGGTAGACACAGTCGGCGTCGAAGACGGTGAACGTGCTCGTTGTCGCCGTGCCCTGGTCGTTCTGCGCCGTGATGGTCAGGCGACGACGCTGCCCATAGTCACTGTCTGGCAGGGCAACGCGCGTGTACGCCGAGAGCGTCACCTCGCCGAGGTCGAGCGTCCACTTCGCAGTGCGTGCCGCAGGCGCGCCACGCTGGAGCGACAGCGTGGCGTCAAACACCTTGGAGAGCGCGGTGCCGCCCCACGTTACAGATACGCCCGATACCCGGATCGCCATAGCGGATGCCCTCCGCTACGCTCACCGAGCGACGGCGACCGTTGCCTGACCGCGGATGGCGTCGTTCGTCGCCAGCGTCAGCGTCGAGCTCGACACCGTGGCGGCCTTGCCGTTGATGAGCGTCGTGCCGCCGGTCGTGATCGTCACCGTGCCAGTGGCACCGTCGAGAATCACGGTCTTGCCGAGGTAGTCAAACGTCACCTGACGCCCCGTGCCGCCGTCAGCCGCCGGCACCGTCAGCGGGCGGCTGATCGTCGCCAGCGCCTCGCCGGTCGTCTGGCCGAGGTGCCCAACCTGGATCGTCGCCTCCTCGCCCTCGCCGGGATTGGTGTTGCTGATGACGATGTTCGTCACCGTGTACACAGTGCCGAACAGATTGAGGACCGTTCCCACACCATCATGCGGCGTAGCGGACATGCGTCAGGGCTCCTGCCAGAGGACTGTGTATGTCTGTGTGACGACGTAGACCGGCGGGAGGTCGCCGCCGGACAGTTGCACCAGCCCGTCGGATTCGTTCTGCAACGCCACGCGCCGGATGCTTATTGATGATTGCACCGGCGTGCCCCACCCATCCAGTTTCCGGCGGCAGCGGTCCGCCAAATCTCGCGCCCCGAGGTAGGTGGCGGCGTAGATGTCGAGGTCGAGCGTGACCGTCGCCAGACCCGTCTTGCCGGCGAGCGTGTCCTCCCGCTGGACGCCGCGGCGAATCCAGTTGATGAACGGCAGCGGCGTCGCGGCGTCCTGAATCACCGGGGCGATCCGCCCGCCGAGCAGCTCGTTCACCGACACGTCGGCCACGAGGGCGTCCGCGACGGCTTTCTCTGGCACCTGCAGCATCAGTCCACTCCCAGGTCGGCACTCTGGATCAGCGTCTGGAGGGCCGCCTCGATGGACAGCCGCAGTTCTCGAGAGAGGATCTCGGCCACCTCGGCCTGCGACTGCTCCCACGTCGTGGCGAGCGGCGGCTTGCCGGTCGTGCCGCCAGGGCGCATGCCGTCGATGCGGATAGCCTGTCCTTTTTTCGCCTTGCGAAAGAACGCGCCGGGGTAGGGCGGGTTCGTCACGACCCGCTGCCCATCTTCCTGCCGCGGCGTCTGTGCCATGGCGAACCGCCCGAGCTTGACGTAGCTCGATGCGATCACGGCACCCTGACCGCGGGCGACCTGATGCGCTTGTACCGTCGTGACCGTCCCGCTCTTGGTCTTGCGCGTGTGGCTTTTGCGGGCATACGGCTTGTTCGCGATCGTCGTGAGCGTGTAGTCCTTCGTGCCGAGCTCGAGCCAGAACTGATGGAACGCCCGATCCGGTCCCTTGCGTACCTTGCCGCCGGCTGCACTGGCGGACGCACCGCGGCCGGCTCGGCGGTAGCCCAGCAGACCAACGGCGTTGCCGCTCTTGTCGTATGCCTTGACCTTGACTGCAGCGGCCGACCGTAGGTTGCCAGTAGGTCCGACCGGCGTATTGCGCTTCAGACGCTCCAACGCCGGCGTGAGCGACTTCTCCAACGCCTTCGCAAGCATCGCCGCATTGCCCGGCCTGTCGAATAGGTTGCGAGCAATCTTCCCGAGCTCTTCGAGATTGCTCGTCGCCAACTCAAGTTTGATCCCGACCGCAGCCATCACACCTCCTCCACGCAGAGGATTTCGTGCTCGGTCCGGTTGGCGTGCTCCAGCAGCGACGAAATCTCCAGCACTCGGCCACGCCAGAGCAGCCGGTCGGTGTGCGTCATGCCGTCCACGTACCGCATCCTCACACGATGCGTCACCTCGGTCTGCTGCTGGCCCGACTGAAGCACCTCGCGGCCCGACAGTCCCTCGACGCTGGCCCACCGCTCAACAAGGTCGGACCACGTCTGCACGCTCTCGCCGATGCTGTTCCGCGAGACCGTCGCCCGCTGCACCGTCACCCGCTCACGGAGCCGGCCCGGGTCAAGAGCCATAGAGCACCAGCGTGTAGGACGACGTGCCGGACGCTGCGTCCACCGCGATCTGGACCGCCGTCTCGGTCGATCCCACCTCCGACACCGAGCCCTGGTCGGCACGAGACAGCACGGCTGGCTTACCCGTGGTGACGCCGGTGCATCGCACGAGCGTTGTCGAGCCGGCTGAGAACGCTAGCCGCGAGACGTTGGCGAACGACACCGCCGAGCCGGACGCCGCCGTGTAGCCCGGGCTGGCGAACGAGATCGTCACCGTGCCGGTGCCGACCGTGCCCGAGATGATCGCCACCTTGCCTGAGTCGTACTCGTCTCGCGTGATGAGCGACAGCGCCTTGGTCGTGTCCACGCCTGTCGCGCTCGCCGTGTCGGCGAACGTCACGTCAACGATGATCTGTCCGCGTAGGCTCACGTATATGACCCCCACTTCGCGGAGTCGAGCAACGCCCTGACGCCGAACGGCATCTCGCTAAGGTTCGCAGCATCCGCCGCCATGCGACGCTCATACCACTGGGCGACCAGCATCAACATCGCGGCCTTCACCCGCTGCGAGACGGCAGTGCCGTCGATGCCTCGCCCGGCCCACCACGTCACCGTGACGCTGCCGTAGTCGAGTAGGTGCGACGGCCAGGAGCCGGCGTAGAGCGTGCGAATCCTGCCCGGCACGCTGTCGCGATCCACGCGGTACTCGGTCGCAGCCAGCGTCGCCGTCGCGCCCGACTCGCCCGTCACGTAGGTGATCGACACAGCAGTCCGCTCAGCGGTCTGGCTCATCGGCGGCCGGGGTAGCTCGATGACGGCCGGAAACGCATCGAGCCGCATGACGTACTGCCGGTCGATCAGCGACTCGTCCATGTACGCCTCGACGTACTCGCGGGCGGCAGCGATCAACGCCACCACGTAGGCATCGTCGGCGGTCGTGTCGATGCGACACTGAGCCTTCGCCTCGGCGAGCGACACAGGCTCGACGACCGGCTGCGTCAGCGCCTTGAGGCTGCGGAACCGCTTGCCGTCATTCATGCCGCCGCCCTCGTCGTCGTGGCGTCACGTCCGCCTGCTCCGCATCGGGCTCGAGCGACGCCGTCTCGATCAGCGTCCGCTGCGTCTCGCGCGTGGCGTAGTCCCACGCGAACAGCCGAGCCGCGAGGCCCTCATCGACATCGACCAGCTCGTTGGCCTTGTACGCCCCGTAGGCCCGCTTCATCCGCACTCGTATTGTCGTCACTGAGGTACGCTCCATGCAGTTTCGGGCGGGCGTTTCGTCTGCTGCCATGCAGACGTGTGCTGAAACACCGGGCCGTTGAGACCCTTCGACGGCCACGAGATGACGTACTCGCCGTGGCCGATGACGACCCGCGGCGTGATGAACAGGCGGTTGCCGCTCGCCTTGAACTGACGCCAGAACCACAGATCGTCGTCGATCCGCCCGTCGCCCCAGCCGCCATCCGCGTCGGGCTTGCTCCAAAACCACGGCTTCAGCGTCCGCCGCAGAGCCCGCGTGCTGATGAGCGTGCAGCCGAAGTGGGCCGAATCCACCTGCTGCACCGGCTCGGCGAACCACGACATCGGCAGTTCGCTCTTGCCGCCCTCTGGCGGGTTGTCCAGCGTGTCGAGCAGCGTGAGCATCGGTCGCCCGTCCTCCCGCTTGCACTGCATCGGCGCGAGCGCGTCGCACTGCATGGTCATCGCCAAGGCAAACAGAGCTTCGACGTTGTCGCGCGTGCAGAACGTGTCGTAGTCGAGCGTCAGGATGTACTCGGTCGTCGGAGCGAACTGCTCCAGCATCCGCGTGAGCACCTGCGACCAGAACGCACCTTGGCCGAGCGTCGGCCGGATGTGAATCGGCATGAGGCTCTCGATGAACGAGAACACGTTGGTGAGCGGCCCGAACCGCGGAGCCGACAACACCGCCTCGCACCGCACCTCGACCTGCGTTCCGCCGACTTGGACGATCACTGGTGAGCCCTCAAAAGTGAAACGGCGGGCGGCTCTTCGCCACCCGCCGTCCACTGTGCTCTCGTTGTCAAGCCGCAGGTGTCACTTGCTGATAGTGACGTTGACGCCCTTCGCGGAGGCGCTCACCGGGCCCTCGACGCCCTTGCCGAGCCGGGCAACCGTGTAGACGGTGCCGGTCGTGTACGGGGTCGCTGACACCTTGAGGTAACGCTTCTTCCCGCGGAGGTCCATGTCCATCCGCACGACCACGTCGCTCGTCGTGTTCGCTGGCGTCGGCAGGTCGAAGTCCGTGCCGCCAGTCGCGACAGCGGAGTAAGACGAGTTGTTGTCCGACTCTTCGAGCTTCAGCACGGCGTAGGACGCCTGCGAGGTGGCACCAGCGTTGGCCCACACCTCCTGGCACACATCCAGCGACACGTACTCGTAGCCGAGCGTGTCGATCGTCAGCGTGTGGGTCTGAGCCGCCGTCACGTTCTCTGTGTGGCCGACGACGCTCTTCGTGGCTGCAAGATGATTCACGGATCAGGTCTCCGGGGAGGGTTGAGAGTCAGTCGAAGGCTCAGCCGAACTTCAGGGCGATGACCGGACCGGCCTTGCTGGTCGAGCCGAGGTTTGCCACGGCGATCGCGTTGCGGGTCGTCGCCCACGTCGCGGTCTGGTCGAACTCGGCGTACCGCTCGGACAGCGTGCGGACCGTGATGACCCGACGCTCGCCGAAGTAGGCCGCCTGCGACAGGTCGCCGAACAAGCACGCCACCTTGCCGCTGGAGTCGGTGAGGTCCGAGTGCATGGCATGCACGAGCCTCACTGGATATCCCAAAAAGCGCTCGCCGAAACCGGCCGCCACGTCGCTCGTGCTGTTGCCTCCGGGGCCGCTGGCACCGCCGGGCAGCATCGCGAGCCGCAGCATCGCCGAGCCCCAGCCGGCCGGCGAGATGTACCACGCCGCCTGACGACGGGCGTACATCGGCAGCTTCGCCACACAGTCGGTAAAGTTCTTCATCGTCAGCGTGGCGAACGTGTCCTCGGTGCTGGCGGTCGAACTGACCACCGACGCCGAGTGAGCCGCGAGGAGAATCTTCGTGCAGATGCCATGCGTCTTGTGGTACTTGTCCTCGCCGGCACCGATGAAGCCAGCCTCGTCGAAGACTTCCGCGAACGCCTGAGCCGTCTCGACCGCCATCGCATCGGCGAGGTCGATGATCGAGTCTTCGAGCAGGGAGTTGGGAACCCTGTTGAGGATGCCGTAAATTTTGGCCGTGAGCTCGATGTTATCGAACGTCACGTCACTCTGCGTGATCTCGGCGTTCTCGCCAACAGCCCGAGCCGCGAGGCCGCTGGTCCGGCGGGCGTAGACGAGCGTGTCGCTCGACATAGGCACCCGGCGGGCATACTGCGGATACTGGCCGTATTCCTCGACAAGCCGGACGATCTCGGTGGACATCTCGGGGCTGGTCAGCACACCGCCGAGCGAGTTGACTCCGCCGGCCTGAGCGCGGCTCTCGACGCCGTGGTCATAGCACCACCGGCGAGCCTCGGCATCGCCGAACACAAAGCCCTTGACGTGCATGCCGGCACGATAGGCGGACTCGGCCGACCGGAACGCCTTCAGCGGTCCGTGCGACACGGGCACCGCGGGAACGGTTCGCTTCTCCACGGCGGACTCCTCGGTGGACTTCTGCTCGATCGCCTTGGCCGGTGCACCACGCTCGATCACCGCCCGCATCTCCAGGCTCTTCGCCTCGATGCTGCGGAGTAGCTCGATGCGGCTGCGGAGCTTGTCGGCACGCTCGGACAGCGAGCGGAGCGACGCCTCCTGCTCCTCGCTCATGGGCTCAGCGTCGCCCTCGGCGGGAGCCTCCTGCATCGCCTCCATCTCGGCGACAACGGCGGCGAGCTCGTCGAGCAGTGCCTTGATCTTGTCCACGGCGTGCGCTCCTGTGATCGGGATGCGGCGACGGACGCGTCACCTACCCCGAACCTATGGAGCGACACTGCCACCCTTGCAGTTCAAGGCTCGGCGTTAGTAAAGAACTTTCGCCGCCTCACGCCTTCTGCCGGCACGGTCTGCTTGTCGGTCGCGCCGCACCGCGAGCACCGCAGGTACCGGATCTGGTACTCGCCCGACCGCTGGCTCGACGCGACGCCCAGGCGACCCTGGCGACACCGCGGGCACTGCTCACCGCTGGCGGCCATGCTGCCTCAGATACTCGCGGATCTCGCGGGCCTTCGCCGACGCCGCTGCACGGCGAATCGCGGCGGCGTCACGCTGCCGACGGAACGCATCGTAGGACCGCTGGGCAACCTTCACGTCGGCATCCGGGTACGCAGGGAACGTCACCGGCCCGACATCCAGCAGCGAGTCGATGCGGGTGATGGTCCGCACAGATCGCCCCTCCTCGACGGCCCACGAATCGCCGTCGGCGGGGACGGTGAACGAGAACGATGAGCCACGCACGATCCCGGCCCGGATGTTCGCCGCGATGTCCCGACCGTAGCTGGTGTCGGGCACCGGGAACTCATACCGCAGCCCGATCTCGTCAACGCTCATCGAGAGCGTGCCGGGATAGCGGGCGAGCGGGTAGTTCGCGTCGTGATTCCACAACGCCCGCGTCTCCAGCGGACGACGCCGGCCACGACGCTCGGACACGATGCCGAACGCGCCAGGGTCGATCCGCTCGATGAACGACCCTTCGAGCTCGAGCGAGTTGACGCCGAACTTCGCCGCGTAGCCGACGATGTACTCGCGCTCGGCGTCGCCTTCGCTGCGGCTCTCGACCGCCAGGAGCGGCACCGCCGACTCCACCTCGTCGATCGCCAGGGCGCGTCGCTCGATGTTCGCCATGATTGTGCTCCTGTCTTCGTCAGCGGCATCCATCTGCCGCGTCAACTTGCTCGCCCATGCCTGACCGGGGTCGCCGCCCCAGAGCTAAAGCGCCCAGGCGATGCGGCCGGCGCTTGGAAAGCCGTCCTCGCCTGGGCTAAAGCCCTTTCCTTGCTTGTCCACCTCGTGCCTGGCGAAGTAGCTCGCCATCCGCTTCGCCGTCTCTGGTGAGATGTTCACCCCGTTGCTCAGGTCGCGTGCGCGGGCGACGCCTACTGCCGTGCCTCCGCGGCCGTGTTCTTCTCGCCACGCCAGTCCTCTCGCTGCCTCTTCACGCACGCCAGCCGGCGGCGTGAAATCAATATGGTCGTATCTAGCCGCCACGCTTCCGCCTCCCCGGCTTCCGCTTCGGCTTCCACCCGCGAGCGTCCTCGGGCTCATCGACGAGCTCGGCGTCCGCCATCAGCACCGGCTGCTGCCCGGTGAAGTCGCCGCCGAGCCACACGCTCACGAGCATCACGGGATCGTCGGGCGACGCGGGCACCTCGATGTCGCCGAGATTCAGCACGCCCTCGGTCATCACGTGATCGACCTTGCCGATCTCGCCATCGCCGAACGTGACCCAGTTGCCCTCGACGATGGTGCCGGGTGCGGCACGCTCCTCGTCAGGCGACCCCGCCGGGGCAGGATCGCCCACCGACGCCTGCGGCGGCTGCGCTGGGTCCGCTGCCTGCGGCGGCGACGCCTCGACCACCCCGGCGAGGATCGCGTCGATCTGCGGGCGAGAGAACGACGGGAACGCCGCCGCCAGCATCGCGGCAGCACCGTCCTTGGTCAGCACGCCCGCCGTCACCTGCGAGACGATCGCGATGGCACCCGTGATCTGCGCTCCATTGAGCGACACCTCGGCGACCTGCGGCTCTTCGGCTGGCTCGCCCGCCTGTGCCGAAACGTCTGCCGAAATGTTTTCGGGCATGGGTTCCGCAACCGCCGGCACCGGCTCAGGCTCGGCAGCAGCCTTGCCGAGCGTCGTCATGTTGAGTTGAACGAACCGCGTGTCGCCGCCATCGACCGGGTTCATGTTCTCCCACGAGCGAATCTCGTTGACGCTCGCGACGCCCAGGTTCCAGAGCGTGTTGTAGTAGCTGGCCCGACCGGCAGCGTCGGCCCGCAGGATGCCGCGGGTGTCGAACTCCGCAAAGAGCGTGTCATCCGTGATGAGGTCGCGACCGATCGCCGACTCGATTCGACGCAGCCACGGCACGAGACCGTTGGTCAGGAAGTCGAGGCTCTGCTGTTCGATATTCGAGAACGACGACCGCGTCAGGTCGCCGACGAGGTGCGGCGGCACGCCGTAGATGCGGCAGATTTCCTCGACGCTGAACCGCCGCGTCTCGAGGAACTGCGACTCCTGCATATTGGAGCCGCCCACCTCATGCGGCTTGATGCCGCCTTGGAGCACCGCCGTGCGGTGCGAGCGGTCAGCACCGCGGTGCATCCTCTCCCACTGGTTCCGCAGGTTCTCAGCGGCATCCGCCGAGAGCGTGCTATCTGTGGCGAGCACTATGCCGGGCCGAGCACCGTTGCCGAAGTACGCCGCCCCGTGGATCTCGCACGCACGTGCCAGGCCGATCGCGTCACGGGCGAGCTCCACCGGCACCATGCCGTTGACGCCGTCATCGGACAGCCATCGCAGGTGCATGATCTGCGACTGCGTGTAGGTCGTCTGCGAACCGTCCGCCTCGCGGTAGACGTAGCGGAGACTGCCGCTCTCGACCCGCTCCACCTTCATCCGCGACGGGTGCAACGCGATGAGTTGCCGCGTCGGGCCCGCGCCCGTGATCTGAACGAACGCATTCCCGTGGAGCAGCAGGTGCAGCATGATCTGCTCCCGCCACTCGTACGAAGTCTGCCAGCTGTTCGGCCGCTCGTGAATCGTGCGATAGAGCGGCACCTCGCTCGCACGAGCCTTGCCGCCGTCATCAAGCCGCCGATACAGGTGCAGCGGAAGCCCGGCGACGCTCGATGCCAAGACTCGCACGCACGCGAGCACTACCGTGGAGCGGAGCGCGGTGTCGGCATCCACCCGCACGCCGGACGGGTTCCGGTTCGCACCGTACCCGCCCGACTCATAATCCCAGTCACGGCCCTCGTACTCGGAGGTCGGGAGCCACAGGATGCGGTTTTCTGCGATCATAGGAAGAGGATGGAGGGTTCCGCGCCGGGCTGGTTCTTGAACTGGTGCTGCTCCCATCCGCCGAGGGCGAAGATGAGCGCCACGATGCCGTCGATGCGGCCCGTGGATTTCTTCTTCACAGGGCGGATGTCCTCATACGCGTTCGTTTCGATCGTCACGCAGCCAGCCATCCACGACAGGACCGGGTTGCCGCCGTGGCGGATCTTCTGCTGCATGACCAGCGACTCGAGCCGCTTGCTCGGGCTGCTCATGCCGCGAAAGCCCTGCGACCATCCTTCCACGGCCAACCCAGCCCCTTGCAGTTCCACGGCCAACTGAACCGCCCCGTTCAAGTCCATGTAGACCCGCTCGACGTTGTGGGTCTTCGCGTACTCCAGGACAAACTCGCGGATCGCCGAGTGGTCGATGATGTTCCCGTCGGTCGCCGTGATGAACCCACTATTTACCCAGTGCTGGAACGGTTGGCGGTCGGTTCGCTCCCGTTCCATGATGAGGTCGCGAGGGCTCCAGAACATCGCGTCCACCTCGAACTCGTCGCCCTCGCACGGGTACAGGGCGACCATCGCCGACAGGTCGGTCGTCTTCGACAGGTCGAGTCCGAGGATGCACTTCCGCCCTGCGAAAGGCGTCGTCGGGCCCGCCGAGCACGCGGCCCACTTCTCCGGGTCCAGCCACCGCGTGCTGCTCTCGGTCCACACCCCGAGCGAGTACCGCAGCCACCCGTTGAGCTTGCTCGCCTTGTTCCTCGCCTCCTGGGCATCCGCGGCGAATGACTCCTCCGTCATCGTGATCCCCATGCCGGGGTTCACGCGACGCCAGACCGACGGGTCGAAGTAGTCGTCGCTGCCGTCCGTTTTCGCGGCGAAAATCTTGCCGTAGAAGCGGGGGTCGTAGTTCGGGTCCGCGATGACCTGCTCCGCGTACTCGTGCTGCTCCCAGCAGATCGTGTCGCGGCGGTCCCCCGCGGTCGTGATCGTCACGAGCAACGGCTGCGGACGCGAGCGACCCGAGTAGCGGAGCGCCTCGAATAGCCTCCTGTCGGGCCACGCATGGAGCTCGTCGCAAAACACGAACGAGTAGGACGGACCCTCTGCGGCACCAGCGTCACGCGAGATGACACGCATGCTCGAGCCGGTCGCGTGACAAACGATCGTCTTCCGCGAGTCCACCACCTCCAGGGCATCGCGCAGTTCCGGCGACCGCTTCACCATCGCCGCCGTCTCGTCGAAGATGATCGCCGCTTGGTTGCGGTCCTTCGCGGCGATGCACCCGAGCTCGCCGTCGCCCTCCATCAGCAGGTGCCAAATCGAGAGGCAGGAGAGCAGGGTGGACTTCGCGTTTTTCTTCGGCACCTCGATGTACGCGAGACGGTAGCGGCGAACGTCGCCTTCCTCGGTCTTCCATCCATACAGCGGCTCGATGACGTGGTGCCGGTGCCAGTCGAGCACGCGCATCGGATCGCCAGCCTTCGCGGTCGGCGAGTCCTTCGTGTGACAGCACATCGACTCGATGAAGTCCGCTACCGTATCGGCGGCGTCTTGGTCGAACCGGCATCCCGCGACCTTCTCAGGTCTTCGCCTGTCGGGCAGCGCGGAGAGCACGGAACTTTTCGAGCGCGCTTTGCGGCTTGTCATCACTCTCGACCTTCAGCGACACGCGAGCCGCCGGGCTCAGACCGAAATCCGACTCGAGTTGCCGCAACTGCTGGGCGAGCTTGTGAGCGATCGCCACCTCAGGACGCTGCGCGATGTACTTCACCTCGCCGCCGTCGTTGAGGATCGGGTACGTGTCGCCCTCGGCCTTGAGTTTCGCACGCACCGCCAGCCACCATTCGTACGTGTCGCAGTAGCGGGCGAGCGCCTCGACATCCGCCCGCGTCATCACGCGGGTCGCCTGGAGCATCGGTAGGAGCTCTCCCCAGCGTCGGGCGGCAACCTCGCCGAGGTGCGACGGCATCGTCACGCCATCCGCTGGCGGCTGCGGCTCGTTAGCGTTCAACGCCTGCTTGCCAGGGTTGCCGCGGAGAATCTTGAGTTGCGTCGGCTGCGGTTTTGGTCCGCGTCTGCCCATTGTTTGTGCTCGCAAAACGTGCTGATGAATTATGCGGCGGCAGTCTGTGGTGGCGTGACTTGGGGTGGGTAAAAGGTGGCGAGACCTACCCCCGCGGCGTTACCCTCGCCCGTCCTCCCCCATA